CGATCGCCAGAGTATCTTCTTTATACACAGCTATTGTACCCTGGCTGGATCCAACTGAAAATGAAGGAGCACCAGCAGTAGTGGGTTCAATTTCAAAAACTGTGCTGCTAATAATTGAAAGCTTATTAGCATTAAAATCGACACCGTCATATACACTCTGACCAGTGCCACTAATAATGATTTGATCTTCTGGAGTGAGCTTATGAGCTGCACTCGTCGTTATTCTGACCTTGTTAGAAGTTACACCACCTGTAGTGGTAAATGTAGAACCAGAAGCAATTGAACTAATTGTTGCCTGAGTCTCCGAATAGTATTCGCGTAAATCCCAGAGAAACTTCCCTTGTAGCTCATCAGAAGGATCAACAGACAGACCAAGGCCTGATCTTTCGATTCCCCTCTCTAAATAGCCAATCGGTACATTTCGACCAAGAGCTTCAGTCTGACGGCTACTCAGTTTCAGCGCTAATTTTCCCTTGGCGGCATCAAGCTCGACAATACCGAAACTATCAACAGCGGACGATGGAGAGGTGTTGTCGTTGAAGAAACGACGAATGTCCGCAACAAGTACAGAATTGGAATAATTGTATGGAGTACCCCAGGGTTTTTCGATGATTAGATGCAATTCATCGAAGCTGTCTCCCTCTCTGACAGTTACGGCGATATTATCGAGAGCCATTGATTAGTTACCTAGAAGCTTACGACGAAGTCGCTGATGCGGCGAATTACCTTGTTCGACAGTTACTGACGGAGGTGTGTTACGCGCTTTATCTAACTGTAACTGATGGATCTTTACAACAGATTTATAGTATTCAGCGTTGAGGCTTGTCAGACGGATGTTCTCTGCTTCAAGACGCTGAATTCGAGCCTTTAGCGGTGCTGGTGGAACTGGTCGATCAATATAGATTTTCTGAATTTCAGGTGTATTTTGCTCAGCCATCTGAGCGATGGTTCTATCACGAGACAAAAGGGCTTCTTCTGCAGCGGCTTGATAATCGCGAAGCTGAGTCTCAAGCGTAACAATACGAGCTTGAGCGTTAAGTAAACTAGCTTCTAGTCGGCTCTGCTCATCTAAGGCCGTGCTTAATTCTGAAGCAGTGCGTCTCAGAAGGACACGCTCATAAACGGAAGCGTTGGTACTTTTTTCTGAATCAGTTTTGCGCTGATTTGAACGAGCTGTGACGTCATACTCATCGCAGTCAGGAACTCGCCATTGCAAAGAAAAATCAGTTTTACGGATGTCGCCCTTACTCTTAAAACCGATTAAGTAGTGAACGCCGTTGGGTGTTGGGTCGAGATTTATGTCAATAGATCCGTCAATGATGTCGAAATGACGCTCATCGCGACTGACACCGAAAAAGGGCTTAGAAGGTTTAACAACCAGCAAGCCGTCACGACCATCAGAAAATAGTTTGCCATGAACTCTGGTCACGGTCAGACCTCGCGATAGGAAACAGAGATACCAACGTTTGCAGAGCCAGTGATCACAGCGTTAATCTTTTCGCCTGCATCAGACTCAAACAATCCAAGTGGATTACTTAGCTGAACAGTTCCATTCACAGGGAGGTAAATCTTCCCTGTGACATTGTCAGTGGCTCCAGTCTGGAACTGAACATTGCAGGCAGCATCAGCACTAAGCGTCACCGACATAACACGGAGCTTAAGACTAGATACCAGTGGGATAACGTCACCACTGGCGGAAAGATCTACTGCCTTGAACTTAAGATCGTTCGTAAAAGTGTCGTGGAAGGTGACAAGGCCGTCAGTGGCACTGCTAGTCCCTGAAGCCCGGATATAGGCGTCACCCCCATTAGCGTCCCTTCCAAAAAGTGACATTAGATAAAACCAAGGAAAATTGAATTATCTTTGTTCGCAAAGTCAACTACGAACGTAGACAAGATGAGTGTACCGGACTCAACCCAGTCGGTTTTTGTTTCGTCGCGGAGCAAAGCTCGTATTCTTACTTTAACATTATCGGCATCTGCTACCGTAATATCTGCTTCAGTGTTGTAGAAATATCCTTGATTAACGTATTCATCAAGTTGTGTATTGTAAAGCTCAAGCTCGTATCGATCAATACTACTGTCAGGTACTTCTACAGAAACAAGTGAGCCAGGGAAGACATAATCCAAGGCTCCCTGAATGAGTTGAAACGGTGCCTTCCAGGAGACCGAAACACGAGAAGTGGGTTCAATGCTCATGGATTTGTAGTGCGAAGGCGGAAGTTAATTGATGAGCTATCTATAGCTGTATTGGTTGAATATCTAAGAGTTCTAGCGCCGCCATAACTAGCGACACCTGTGTTCACGAAATCATACTTTGCATGATCGTACTTAATCGCAATAATCGAGAAAGTTCCATCATTATTTTCAGTAATTTTTTGAACTCGGTATCTATTAAATTGCATGTCCTGGTTATTGGAAGGTCCTTCATCCACTAAGATCCAAAGCATTGAAGATGAAGGGACAGATCCGAATGATCCGGAGATCGTAATTGTCTTGCCGGAGATAGCCTGAACTGGGTTTCGTTGAACAATTCCGGCCGAAGTATAGGTGTAGACATACCACTTATTAGGACTCAGGTTGAGAGTAGTGGTTAGGTCTCTATCTGTGGTAATGGTGTTAGAGGAGGCGAGGTCAATTCGTCCACCGGCCGTGATCCTAGTCTTGAGTGGGTCACCGATAAGGCATACATCCCCAGGCAGAAGAAGGGCACCTTCAGGGCCAACTTTGAAGGAAACAGTTTCGGTAGAACGGAGATTTGTGGCAAGGGTATAGCGACCCATACGCTCTGCCTGCTCTCGATTTGTGCAGCCTAATGCTCGAATCTTTTTGAGGTTGTAACCATACTTCTGCATCGCATCACGGTCTTCTACCAGTGTTTTCGCTTCTTTATAGAAGTTGGTGGCGTCAATGTAACTGACCTGAACAGCAGTAGTACGAGCCTTCTTTCCCGTACCCTCGTAAACAAAACAAGGGGCCGCAGAGTCTCCACTGCGATCCTGTATTACATTTGCTTGTGTGAATAATCTGTACTGCTCGTAATCATTACCCTCTACCTGATCATCAATAACAACAGAAATATATCCGCCTGCATAAATCAGCTGGCCCTGGAAAGTTGCTGTAATGCTACGAAGAAGCTCAAGAGTATCAGCATCACCCGCAATGGTTGCGTTAAAGGTGATATTGTGTTTGTCGCAATAATTCTGGGCCTTCCTAAATGATGCTTTATCAATATCTTCCCACCGAATACCAGGCTGAAAAACTTCTTGATTTAATGGAGCATTTGTAGTGAAAGTCCTCTGTCCTGCCCCGTACCTGGGGTTAGTGAGCAGATCTAGAACAACGTTCGCTGGATTGTCAGAATACCGATAAGAAACATTCAGATTCCTGTCAAGTTTAGGTAGTAACCTACCCTTGATTTTTGCACTAATAGCAGGAAGTCTGGTTACTGATCCAGCCTTGAAGGAACAAGCAAGAAGCGCGGTTTTGGGGTAAACCAGTTTTTCATTCCACAGAACCTCCATAGACAACCAAGTGAGGTCGCCCTTGACCCAGTTATATGAACGAGTACCTGAGCCTCCTTTTTTGTTATACGTCTCTCTAGCATTGGCTCTATCCACACGGACCACTTTTACAGAGATGGGCTGAGGCTGCCCCGATACATCAAATTCGTGGACGGTTAATCGGTTAATTAGATTCTTATTTTCATACTTCTTAGGAAAAACCTCGTCGTATATTAAATTCCCAGCAGCAAATACCTGAACAACCCATCTCAAAGGGTTGTCAGCGCCGCCGCTATCATCATCGCTTTTGTCGTAATCAATGTAGCTGAAAGTTACACTTCCACTTTTTCTTGAATTATTTTTTGTTTGATAATTTACTCCCTGATTAAATCGAAGGCGGATTTTGTCGGCGTATGGTTGGTTGAAAGATCTAATCTCTTCAGTATTGGGCTCCACAGACTCAGGAACTCGGTTGTCGTACTCACCCCCTGCAACTGGAAATGTCGTACCAATACTCATGTGGAAGCCTTGATTTTTAAGCAGCTTGATCTCATCTGTGGTCTGACCTCCTCTGACAAACTCAACCTGATCAACACCTGCTGCTGTACCCTTCAACCCGTTGAAAAATATGTCCTCTTGCTGATTGTTGGGAAATCCTTCGATCAAGCCCTCCGACAAAACACCCATCCAAAACGCACGAGCTTCTGACGTATCAGCACCATCTTTGATGTA